TAAATAAATAAAATTACTAGTACTATCACAACTAACCTTTGTATAAGTAGAGTCATAAGGCACTATAACTTCATCTGTAGCGGCGTCTAATACTGAGTATAACGAGCTACTAGGAATATACTTAATAGTTTGCATAGGAAATGTATTAGTAGGAGATTTCTGCGGATATTTATCTCTACCATATAGTCTAATTTTTGTTACCTCTTCATCTTTATATGATTTTTTTAATTTGGTATAAACTGCAAATGAATTAGAATCTATAGGGTCTAAACTCCCGGTACTAAAACTAGATTTATCAAAGTACATTAATAATCTAGGAACATATATAGTATGAGTATCTCTACTAAAGAATCTAACATATCCTCCAATAGCTGCATCTGATTCATTGTCGTCAGAATATTTTAAAATAAATCCATAATTAGGAACTGTATAACCACCACTTCCGGATATCCATAATTTAACAGCATTTGTTACGTCAATATTGATATCAGTAGGTCTTACTGACGTATCATTTAAATTAGAATCATCAAACGATTGTGAATATAATGTAACACTACCACTTTGATTTGCAGATCCAGATTCATATAACCAACTACCACCTTTACCAGATCCAGATATATATAATGTACTTCCAACAGGCATATTAGTATCTTGGCTACTAGAAATCCAAGAATATGAACCAGACTTTGGTTGATTCCAAGAACATCCATCTATTATTGCTGTATCAACATTTAAAAATCCTGTGCCATTAGTCCAATCTTGTCCAACTACATTGGCATCAATTGTAAATGATGAAGGTAAATTTTTTGCATGAGTAGTATATAATTGTAACATAAATTTACAATCATTAACAGTTTTGTCATATTTTGTAAGTGCTGCAGATACATCAGACATATCAAATTTTATTAATGATCTAGATAATGAATAACTAGATGTAACAGCAACAGTTAAATGTTTTCCTACTTCGAGTATTTCATCTATACCAGTATTGTAAGTAGGTTTTGCTTCATATAATGTAGAATCATTGGATGGATATATTATTTTGAACATAATTTTAGTCTTTTTAAATAAATATTAAATTAAACACTTACTACCCTACCTTTTATATCTTTATTTAAAAATTTAATTTCAAATATTGCTGGATCTAATGGAGGATAAATAATTCCTTGTTTTGTAGCACTTTCTAAATCATATACATTTCCAGAATAATTATCAGCTGTATTAAATAGGTTTTTAAAGTCTAAATCTACAACAGATTGAACGCCATCTATATTTCCTAATATATTCATTACGTCTGACATAATAATTGGTTGATTAATCTGCCATTTGTCAATTGAAAAATACTCTTTTAATTCATTAATACAAAGTAATAAAACTTCGTTACTATTATAATTTGAGTTAACTGTTATTTCAAATTCAATTCCAATATTAACAATAAATGCATTTAATATATTAACTGCATCAGTTAATATTCTATAATAATCTAAATAATTTTTTAAATTAGTTTTAACTGCGTCATTTAATGATGTTAAATTATTATTATTATCAACCCCTAATACATATAAATTCATAGCTAATGGATTTGGAATTCTTGTTGTTTCCATTTGATTTTGTGATAATTGATCGTCTGGAACTATGTAAGCTTTTGCAACACTTCCAAATTTAGCTGGCATTGAATAACATCTAATAATATAATCATCTTTAGTAACTAATCTATTTTGAGTAGCAAAATTAGATAATGCATTATTTTTTATATCTTGCAATGTATCTGCAGATTTACCACCTCTAGCAGGAGATTCATTAGTAGTGCTTATACTAGATTTAACAAAATTAACCATGGCTGCACTAGTTGTAGCATTAGGATCATCATCAAATTCTATATTTTCAACTTTTGTTAATACAGAAGAAGCCACATTATCTGAAACACCGCCTCCTACTGTATATGTAATAGTTAATGTAGTATTTGCTGGTGCTTGTCCGTATGCTCTAGTATATAAAAAATTAGATGGATCTATATCAACATCTATAGGTCTACGAAATGCAGCAATACCATTTCCAACGTTATCTGGATTTGGAATAATTTCTTCATCATTATTATCTGATATACCTGCTCCAAATTGAATTTCCATTTTTTTATCACTTCGTAATCTAGTAATAAATCTTTTAGATGTTTTTAATAATTTTAATAAACTAGGACTAGAACTTCTATATTGAGCAAAGTCAGGATCATTTTCTAATAAGTTAGGTACATCTCTAAATATTGTATCTTGTGCTAAATATTCAACATGATACCAATTATCACCATCTGACTCTTGACATGATATAATATCAATAACATTAGTTTCATCTAAAACTATTTTATCATACTGTTTTGGCGAAGTAAATGTAAAAGTAGCAGTTTTAACATCTCCAGATACTACCTTTGCTTTTTTCTTTAATAAATAATATGTAGGCTGATTTGTTACTTCATCACTTTCGTAAACAGTAACTTCTGTTGTATTAAATGATGAGCTAAAAGTAAAATCTATAGAATCTAATGTTCTAAATTCTGCAGCTCCGCCATCTTCTTTTACTTGCATTCCAGGTTTAATTGATAATGCATAAGAAAAGTCTGGAGAATTATTAACTCCACTACCAGTTGATGGAACTAATTGAAATACATTTAAATCTGTATATGCTGGTATAGCATTTTTTGATTTATATCCTAATGATCGAGCTAAATCATATATATTTTTTCTTTCAGATGCTTGTTCTAATAACGACTCTTTAAGATTATTATCTGCATAGTAACTTAAAACATCTCCTACGTATGCGACATTTCCATAAAATAACATACCGGGTGATGATTCATTAAAATCATTATAATCATTAGGAAAATATTGTTTTGTAAAATCTATTAAATTTTTACGAAATTGACCAAAGTCTTTTCCTAAATATGATACGTCTTTTGTTACCTCCATAATATTTCCTATTCTATTTTAAGTATTCCATCTTGTCCAGCAAACACCGTTATTGTTTCTTCTGAATCTGTACCAGTTACGGTAAATTTAATTGATATTTTAATATTGTGTATCATAGTTGGATCATCTTCCATGGTAACAATAATTAATTCTGTAATATCTACATATGGTAACCAAAAATTTATTGCATCTGTTATAGTGGTATGTATAAAATCTTTTAAAGCATTTACATTTGGTTCAAATACTATGTTTAATAAATCTGTACCAAAATTTGGTTGTTCATACCGCTCTCCTTTTCTTGTTAATAGTAAACTTTTAACATTAGTAGAAGCTTGATCAAAAGTAGTAAATGTTTTTTTAAATATACCGGGGCTATTGAATGGAAATTTAACTCCTATAGCTCGATTAGGATTTTGTACATTTGTATCTACTTCGATTATATTATATGCCATTATCTATTTTTCTTTTTATCAATTGCTTTCATTAATGCAGAATAATCACGTGTCATAGCATTTGCAATTGCAGTATCTTGTACAGGTATATTTTGTCCTGTTTCTGCATCAATTACACTCGGAGCAGTATTTGATCGTATCGATCGTTGCATTCCAAAATTTTGTGCATTATTTGATGTCATGACAATATCTTCATTCATTAAATTCGCATAATCTGAAGGAGTAGTTGTTTCTTTAGTTACTTCAGTTTGATTTAAAATATTTGCAAATTTATTTTCTTTAAACATATTATGTTTTTTAACTGTTTTAGTATTTTTAACAATTTGTTTTGTTGTTTTCAAATCATTAACAGTTGATTGTAACCCTTCTTGTAAAATTTCAGTTAGTTCTTCTTTTATTACTTCTCTAACAGTTTCTTTTACTACTTTTTTTAAAACTTGTATAAATTTCTTTTGTTCCATAGTTCTTCTCTTTTTTATAAATATTAACTTTAATAATTTACGACGTCTGGCCAACCATTATTATCTTTTGGGCCATATATACCATTTCCGGTGGTATCAATATAATAATCTCCTGACTTTCCTAATTCTGCATCTGGAGGACCTGATCCATTATATGATTGAGCCGGTGCTTCTTGTAATGATGTCAATAAATCTCGTTGCGAATTAACTAATAATTCAATTGATTCAATTCTTGCTGTTATATCATTAATACCAACATTTAATTCTGAATAAAATTCACTTCCCATAGTATTATCATCTAATCTACTTCTTTTACTACCCCAAGCAACTCCTGTACCTGGATCAATTTCTCCATTCCATATC